GACTATGCCTTTCAGCAGGACAGCAACGAGCTGACCACGGATAAAGCCCGTAAAGCGCGCTTTCATGCCGAGGCCATCGATCCGGAAAAAGGCAGCGCTACGGGGTACGTGGCTAAATATATCTCTAAGAATATCGACGGCTACGCGCTGGATGGCGAGCTGGACGACGAAAGCGGCAAAGAGCTGAAAGAAACCGCCCCCGCCGTTTCTGCCTGGGCGGCACGCTGGCATATCCGACAGTTTCAGTTTGTAGGCGGTGCGCCGGTCACGGTTTACCGCGAGCTGCGCCGCATGGATGACACCAACACCGCCCACGGCCTCAGCGTGGAGTTTGCCGCTGCGCATGACGCGGCCGACGAGGGAGACTGGGCGGCATATGTTAACGCGCAGGGCGGCCCGTTCGTGCGTCGTGATGAGCTGGCCGTGCGCACATGGTATCAGTCGGGCGATGAGCTGAATGAATACGGTGAGGAAACCGTACGCATCAAAGGCGTCTACGCAACTGAGGTTGGCGCAGACACCCCGATTTTAACCCGTCTGGCACAGTGGAAGATTGTTCCGAAACGTGCCGTTGATTTTGGTTTTGACCTGCAGGGCGCGCCCGCGCCCTCTCGGAGTTCTGTCAATAACTGTACGGGGCGTTTGAGATCCAAGGATTCAAAACCGCCGGAAAGTGTGGAAGAAATCGATCTCAAAGGGATGAGCCCTAGAGAACGGCGACGAATGCTGGCCCGACTGAGAGCAGAAAAGCCGGATAAAAAACACCTTGTGTTGCGGCGGCCAGACAAGATAGAGACGGCGTGTGATAACGTGATCGGCCAGGTCAGAGATTTAAGCGGCGAAACCATCAGTCGCGGTCTGGCCGTGCGCCTGATAGGTGGTACACAGACAGAAATTGCGGGAAAAATGTTCCGCAGCACCTGTTACGGCGACTTAGTTCGGCCGTTCAGGAACAAAAATGGCACTTCACGCAAAGACGAAATACTGAGCCGTTTCAACAGCCTTGCTGAAAGTGTTAAAGCGGCCAACTTACTTAAAGCAGAAAGCAAAGCGCACAAAAAGGAAGGCTAAAAGTAAAAAAACATTTCACTTTAAGAACTCTCTAATATACTGTTTTTATGTACAGTTGTTTGTAGGGAGAAAATGTAATGCAGGATTATTTTTTTGAGTCTTTGAAGTTACAACGAATTGATTTATTTATTAAATTAGTCGCATCTAGTGATTGTAGTGAAGATGAAAAGAGTTTAGCGATCCAGTGGGTGTCTGAGCTGACCGACGAGCTCATGAAAAAGGTCAGAACCCACGAATATGCCCGCTCTATGGAAGTTTCTGAGTAAAAACGTTATGAGAATGGATATAGCCATCAAATCAACTCAGTTAATGCCGATAAGATAGTAAAGAGGCCGCCGCGCTTTTTTAAATATCAAGGCTCTTGAAAATGAAACTTCATGTAGTGCCTACTTTTATGAAGGGGCACTACATGTGCTCATCAGTATGCGTTAAGACAGAAACATCTTGCGCAATTGATGTCAATGAACTTAAGTTAAGTAACGCAACCAACACGCAGAATGATTGTCCTATTCGTAAGGCATTTGCCGTTGTTGTTGCTGGTGTCGAAGTGTACACTTCCGCGCCATCTAGAAGGAGGGTGGGTTATGTCAGGCATCACCGCATTTACTTTGGGTAATCCCATTGAACGTTTGGCTAGAGTTCTGAAAGAGAACCAAGACAAGCTCAACTTGAGTCGAGATGGGTTTGTGACCGTTGATTTGTCAAACGAGGAGACACTAAAAGCTATCAAAAATCAGGTAGATAAGCTTGAAGGTGTCAAAACGAGCACTGTTAAAACAAGAAGTTTCAGAAACAGATAATGGCTACGTTACTTTTAGCTGTCATTCTTGTTAGTGGTTTTGTGTACGTTAACCTCTCACTTTCAACGCGTTACAGATATAAGCGTTCCAATGGTTGGGACGCTTATTTTTTTGTCGCTGCGTGGGGGATTGTCTTTTTTCTAGCTGGTGGGCTCCTGACTTTCATACTAAATTTTAGTGGTGGATTCCGTTTCGTTTCCAATCTGTTAAAACTTACTCCAGAAAGTTTCAGTGGGATGCTATCCACCACAACCGACAAAGCCCAGAGAATCAATGAAATCAAACAGATAGCGTGGGTTGTGATTTCTATTTTGCTGGCGGCTCTTTTTGGCTGGTTGAATAAAAGGCGTACGTCGAAAGGTGATCGCCGATGGGATGCGCTAGCAAAAGCTGTAGGAAACAACGTTTTTGAATCACTGCTAATGGAAGCATCGGCAAGACAATTCCCTATTATAGTTACGCTGTCTTCTAGAAAAATTTATGTAGGATTGGTTACTTGTCCAGCGCTTGAGAATGGTTCATCAGAGCATCTTGCAATACTCCCTATGCTCAGTGGATACCGGGATAAAGATGACCTAACAATTAGTATCACAACTAATTACTATCAACATTACCTCGACAGCGGTGTGATTGGTGGTATGTCTCGCCTAAATATACAAGATTTTCGTGTGTTAATACCCAAAGATGAGGTAGAAACGATTTCGTTCTTCGATACAGACACATACAACAAATTTAAAGAAGATGAAGAGCGCGATAAGAAAGACTCAAGTAAATTAGGTAATAAAAAACCATTTGTACGTAGGAAAAGAGCCCAAAGCGGATCAGATGATAGTAGTGCATGACTATGCTGCATGAATTCGCATGATCCCAAAAGGATCGTTTACCCTCTGGCCCGCCAATACTGGCGGGCTTTTCCATAGGTCATGCACCTGCATGAAAACCACTACTTAAAGCGGGCAGGCGTGGCGGGGCTACGAGCGCGCGCCAAGTCTAAATACCTATCGCTGAGCATTGTCGGTGAAGTATTGAATGGGCAAAGAAACAGTATCTTTTTAAGTTTTGTAAGGATAGATTCCACTTGTATTTGGCTACTATATGCTCACAAAAAATCGAGCAGCTAAACACGAGTGTGTTCAATTTGGTCACTCGCAGGTGTTTTTTCTTCATTCTTATTTCCTTTAGAGCTAAGTTACTGTATTTTTTATAAAAGCACGTATTTTTAATTGATTTCCCACGTGAAATTCTTCCTTCAATATTAAAATTCTGATTCATACGAGGTCGTCATGTTTTCTGGACAATGGGTGGGTACTTCTTCTTTTGGTTCATTCAAAGGAGAGTGTTTGATAAATATCGAGCCTAAAAATGATGTATTAGGATGTTACGCTTATTTTTTTTCAGGCTCCGTGTCTTATCCATCGTCATGTGTGTATTTTGAAATGCCTACATCTGGAGACAACCACAAGCTCAATGTTTCTAATATACAGGTCATGAGTTCTGATTTCCTTGCTCAGCCTATTCATTCAACTAAAGATTATATAAGTAACAATTATGGCGGTATAGACTTTCCTGAGAGCGCGATTTTTGAATTATCTTTCGATGGCGATGTATTGAATTTATTGATTACTCCCAGTGTTGGAAGCGTCATATATTGTGTCTTGGAAAATAAATGTAATAAAAGCTACTCATCTATAGGTATTGATATGACATGGGTAGATTTTAAGAGTTTCGTGAGTAGTGTTGATTACAGGAATGTGGCATTCAGAGGTCAGGCCCATAATTGGCCTTTAAGAACATCATTCCACAGGAATGGTAGGTATGATGTACAGGTATATATGAATGATGATATACCTTTGTTGCACAGACATATATCTAGTATGACAAAGCACTATTTCAATTTATCGGATCCAATACATAACGGTGCATTCATAAATTTGCTCCAGCACCATGGTTATCCTACACCTTTACTCGATTGGTCTTACTCACCTTATGTTGCTGCTTTTTTTGCGTTTAGCAAGCTAACGCAGGATGAAATTGATAATAGTGATGATTCAAGGAAAGCGAGAATTTTTGTATTTGAATTGGATAAGTGGAGAAGGGAGGTTTGGCAGTTTAGTAACCCATTTGATTGTAGGCTAAATATTTCAATAGGGGAGTATTTAACATTGAATAATCCGAGAGCGCTGCCACAACAGGCGTTAACTACTTTTACTAATTGCTGTGATATGGAGGGGCATCTTTATAAGTGCGGGGGAGAGACGAATAGATATCTTAAGGCGATAGATATTCCTATAAAAGATGCAAGGAACGCTATGCGTGATTTAGCGATGATGGGAATCACATATGGTGCATTATTCCCAGGGATTGATGGTGCTTGTCAGGATTTTAAGGAAATAAAATTCCCTCGAACTTAATTATTTACAATGAAATTGAAAGCCAAAGTGGAGTGGTGTTCTGGCTTTCAATTTTTTGGCTAATTAAGTTTGTACTCTTTAAAATCTATTACCTTTTCTCCCAACCATTCATTCAATTCTTTCATTCTTTCTTGTAATGGGCTGAGTTCATTCCGTACGAAAACCATGCTAGCCTTCTCTATATCCCCGAACCCGCCGGTATTGTTGGGAATAATCCCCATTAGCTGCGGCGGCACGCGATGCACGGCCAGCATGTCATCGCGCGACACGTTTTTAATATTCAGAAACTCATCTTTGGCCGCCACCTCTGACAGCGGGATGATCTGAATGCCGTCTTTCTTCCCGTTCGGGCTGTACATAAACAGATTACGGAAGTTACCAGGCCCTTTTGCACTTTTCATGGCGCTGCGGATGTTGTCAACGTCCTGCTGACTCTGCGCGGGGTCGGTCATGTACATGATAAAACCCGCATGACTGCCATTAATGTAATACTTGCGGCGAAACAGCGTGGCCGACTCATTCAGCAGCGCGGACGGTATGGCTGACAGGTAGCCCGGTACGCCGTAGATTTCCTGATTGATGTCCGGCTCCATCAGGTGGAACACGCTGCCCTTTGTAAACTCATACGGCTCGGAGTTAAGGCCGTAGTGCGCATACCAGTAGGTGTCGAGGTCAAGCCCGCGCCGCGTGTATTTGGCAAGCGATGGCTCAAGTTTCAGCGTAGTGCCGAGGCGGCTGGTGCGCTTCTCCAGATACGCGTTGGCAAACACCAGGTAATCCATCGCAAAGCGGGTAAAAGCCTGCTGACTTAAAAGCGGGTGCGGGATAAAGGTGCTAGCCAGAATGTTGCACTTAACACTGATGGGTGAGCTGTGATGCACGGCGGCGCGGAACGTGCGCGCCAGCCCGTCAACGCTTACCGGCGGCTCATACCAGCGATCGTTGATGACGCATTCTACATAGTCCAGCAGTTCGCGCCGGTCGAGTACCGGGATCGGGTCGCCAAAGGTAAATGCCTCCGAGGCGGCTGTGCTGGTCATCTGTTCCGGCTGCTGCACGGGCTGCGTGCGCGTGCGGTTCCTGCGTCTGCTCATTAATACATCTCCACAATATTTTGCGTATGTGCCGCCTGTCCCTGCAGCGGCTCGTTTGCCAGCGCGTGCATGGTCGCCCAGGCTAGATCGCCGTGGCTGACTTCCTCGCTGCGGCTGGTTTCATAGGTCGGACGGTTGCCGCTGGCCGTGGTGGCCTTACGGATGGACATAAATGACTGCGCGATATCCAGGTGGCTGGCGTCAAACTCCATTCGCCCGCTGCTGATGGTGTCGTAGGCTTTAAGTACCAGGGCATTTTTCACCGTCGGGTTGTAAACAAACTCTTTCACCTGCGGGAAAAAGGCTTTCACGTTCTCATAGACGCCGAGGCCGACGCCGGTCGAGTCGATGCCGATATAGGTCACGTTGTACTGCTGCGTAAGGGTTTTGATGGCGTC